GAAGTAGCAATTTTAAAAATAAAAAACCTCAACATTTCAGGAAGTAAGGTATAAAAGAACTTAAAAACATAATAAAAATATCAGCTAAAGTTTAGGGAAATAATTAGCTTTTGAAAAGCATCCTAGAGCAACTCAACTCAATACAATTTATGGATAGAAGGAGAGAAATAAAATATGGTAGTTAAATATGTTAAAGAAGAAAATATGAAAATTAGATCAATGTATTGTTTGTTTGGAATAATCCCGTTATATATTAAATGGGATTTGATTTAGTTTTGATGAGTAAATAAAACGAAGATTTACTTTACTTATTGATTTTTAGATATTGTCCAACCAATTAATGCGAATATGATAGTAAAAAAATAAGCAAAAAAATTAAAGTAAAATAATTGACAATGATATACGTTTGGTTTACTATAATGGTATAGAAAAATGAACGGAGTTGTTGATTATGATATTTGGATATGCAAGAGTAAGTACAGTAGAACAAAATTTATATAGACAGATAGATGCTTTAAAAGAAGCAGGTGCAGATGAAATTATAGAAGAGAAGATGACAGGAACAAAAGCAGACAGGCCACAACTTAATAGGTTATTAGATAAGTTAAGAACTGGAGATATAATGTTAGTTGCAGATTTAACAAGATTAAGCAGAAGTACAAAGGATCTATTTGATTTAGTAGAAAAGATAGAGAAGAAAGGTGCTAACATTAAAAGCTTAAAGGAAAGTTGGTTAGATACTACAACTCCACAAGGAAAGCTTATGTTTACTTTAATAGCTGGAATAAGTGAGTTTGAAAGAGAGTTAATAAGCCAAAGAACCAAAGAAGGATTAGCAGCAGCAAGAGCCAGAGGGAGAAAAGGTGGTAGAAAAGAAAAATTAGATGATACAAAGAAGAAGGCTATCTATGATTTATATGTTCAGAAGAATACAAGAATAATGGATATTTGTGATATGTTTGAAATTACAAAGCCAACACTCTATAAAGTAGTAAAAGAAATAAGTGAGAAGTCAGGTAAATAAATACCTGGCTTTTATTTATGCGAAAGAGGTGATAGTAATGGCAGGAGCACCGAAAGGTAATACAAATGCAAAAGGAAATAAGGGTGGAGCACCTAAGGGGAATAAGAATGCAAAGGGGAATAAAGGTGGAGCACCTAAAGGTAATCTTAATCCGCTAAAACATGGTCTTTATTGTGATGAAACAAAAAGATTGCCAGAGGATTTTATTAAGAAATGGCTTCCAGTAGGTTTAAAAAATGCATATGAGGGTTCTGCATCTTTAGGTCTTAGTAAATTAGATAAACTTGGACATGCAATAGATATCTTATGGGCTAAGATTCTTGTAAGCCAAAAGATTACAGAAGTTAAAAACAAAAAAGATACTACAAAAGAATTAAAAAAGGAGAGTTGGGGGAAGACAGATTCCAAAGAGTTTGAAATTCAATTTGCATGGGATAAAGTGAATAGTTCTTTAGATATAAATTCTAAGGCAATGGAACGATTAAGCAACATGATAGATAAATATGAGAAGTTGCTACATGCAAATTGGGACTTGGCTACAGATGAGCAGAAGTTAAGAATTAAGAAAATAGAAAATGATATTAAAAATAATATTAAAGATAATGATGGAGATAATTCACAACTGAATTCTACTCAAAAGCTTGATTCTATACTGAATCAGTTAGGTAAGAAAAAATGAGTAATGAAGAAAATAAAGAGCTTTATCCATTATCGGAAAAGTACTTAGATTTCTTAGAACATGATGCACCAGTAGAATTCCTGGAGGGTACAACAGCAGCAGGAAAGACAACAGTAGGGATAGTTAAGTTTATGCTTAAAGTTGCTGATTCAAAAAAGAAAATGCATATAATAGCATCTAAGACAACAGGTGTAGCAGAAAAGAATATCATACAGAAAGAGTTTGGTATATGTGATGTATTTGGTGATTTAGTCAAATACAATGGTAATGGAGATAAGGATAACAAGATACCACATATAAGATATCAAACACCTAATGGTGAAAAAATAATATATGTATTAGGATATGATAATAAAGATAAGTGGGAGATGGCTCTAGGTTCTCAGTTTGGTTGTGTACTTATAGATGAAATTAACACAGCTAACATAGATTTTGTAAGAGAAATATCCACAAGAAATGATTATCTTATGGGAACTCTTAATCCAGATGATCCTAACTTACCTATCTATGATGAATTTATTAATTGTGCCAGGCCATTAGAAAAATACAAGAATGATGTACCAGATGAAATAATGGAGCAGCTGAACAGTGAGGAAAAGCCAAACTGGACATACTGGTTTTTTTCTTTTTATGACAATGCAAGTTTATCTGAGGAAGATATAGAGAAAAAGAAGTTAAGTGCTCCAAAAGGTACAAAGCTGTATAAGAATAAAATATTAGGTTTAAGAGGAAGAGCTACAGGATTAATATTCTGTAATTTTGAAAGAAAGAGAAACTTAATAACTAAGCAGCAGGCTAAGAAATTCAGATTCATGTATTTTACTGCAGGCTTAGATACATCTTATTCAAGTCAGAGTAATGACACAATAGCAATGACATTTATGGGAATTACAGATGATAATAGATTAATTTATCTTGATGAAGAAGTATATAACAACAAGAACAATAAAGAGATACCATTGGCACCATCTGATACAGCAATTAAACTTGTAAACTTCTTAGAGAAAAACAGAAAGGATTGGGGACTTGCAAGAGATGTATTTGTAGATTCTGCAGACCAGGCAACAATAACAGAATTGAATAAGTATAAAAGACAAAGGCCTAATCTTTATAATTTTGTTAATTCTTATAAGAAAGTTGAAATATTGGACAGAATTAATTTTGTACTATCATGGATCAATAGCGTTGATGGTGTTTTTTATTATGTATGTGACCATTGCAAAGCTCATATAGGAGAATTAGAAACTTATTCATGGAAAGAAGATAAGGACGAGCCAGAAGATGCAAACGACCATACAATAAACAGTTCTCAATATGCTTGGATTCCATACAGAAAAAGAATAGGGATTTACAGAGAGTAAACAAAACGATAGATTTGTATAAAGTTTTTACTTTGATTAATTTACCGAGTTTATTTACGAGATAAATAGCATAAGTGTGTAAATAAAAAAATCTAAGAATAAGAGTAAATAAAACGAGGATTTAATTTACCTTGATATTTAACAGGAGGAATAAAAGTGGGGTGGATAAAGAATATGTTAACTAAAGCAGCAATAAAAATGCTTAATATACAACCTGCAACAGATAAGACAATAACAATTAAAGAGCCTTTAACGTTTCAAGGTAATGTCTTAAAAAATAGAATATGGTATCGTGGTGATCCATCAGAACTAGACCAATTTTTTAAACAGTCTGCTTATGATTCCGTAAGTAAATCTAGGTTTTGGGCAGCAGTTCCAAGTGAAGATTTAAGCATAAGAAAAATTCATAGTGGATTACCTGCAATGATAACAGATAGGTTATCTGATATTGTCATATCAGATTTAGATGGCATTGACTTAGAAACTGATGAACTTAACTCAGTATGGGAAGAAATTAGCAAAGATAATAAATTTAATGAGTTATTAGGTGAAGCTATAACGGAAACATTAATTACTGGTGATGGAGCATTTAAGATAAGTATGGATACAGATATAACACAGTATCCAATAATAGAGTTCTTTAGTGGTGAAAGAGTTGATTATAACTATAGGAGAGGTAGACTATATGAAATTCTATTTTATACTGAATATCCAGTAGGAACAAAGAATTATAGGTTAGAAGAGACTTATGGAAAAGGATATATAACTTATAAACTATATGATGATGCAGGAAAAGAAGTTCCGTTAACATTCTGTGATGAGACAGCAAGCTTGCAGAATATAACCTTTAATGGAAACTTTATAATGGGTGCACCACTTAAATTCTTTAAATCAACTAAATTTAAGGATAGAGGTAAAAGTATATTTGATAGTAAGTCAGATAGCTTTGATGCATTGGATGAGGTTATAAGCCAATGGATAGATGCCATTAGAGATGGAAGAGTAGTTAAATACATACCAGAGGATTTAATACCTAAGAATCCATCAACAGGTGAATTATTAAAACCTAATTCATTTGATAATAAGTTCTTAAAAGTGGGTGCAAGTCTTGCTGAAGATGCTAAGAATGAAATATCAATGATACAGGCTGATATTAACTATGATGCTTTTGTTAATAGCTATAGTAGTGCATTAGATATGTGTTTACAAGGGATTATTTCTCCTAGTACATTAGGAATTGATCTTAAGAAAACAGATAATGCAGAAGCTCAAAGGGAGAAAGAAAAGGCAACATTATACACTAGAGGCAAGATAGTAGATACATTACAGGAAGTAATACCAGAAGTTGTTGTATTAGTATTTAAGTGTAATGATTTAATAACTAAAGAATCAGCAGGAGAATATGAAGCTAAAGTAAGTTTTGGTGAATATGCGAGTCCAAGTTTTGATAATGTTGTTGAAATTGTAGGTAAAGCTAAATCTTTTGGCATCATGTCAATAGAGCAGTGTGTGGAAGAACTTTATGGAGATACATGGAGTGAGGAGGATAAAACTACAGAAGTATTAAGAATAAAAGAACAAAATGGAATGATTGAAGCTGAAGAGCCAAAGGTAGTAGATGATGACAATATGGATAATTCAGATAATGGTGATGTAGATGAAGAATAACAAGCACTATGATATAAGAGAGATATTTGAACAGATGGAACTGGATTTAATATCTTCTATGCGTAGGGCTTTTTATTTTCATAAAAGAGAAGAAGCTAAAGAAGGTTTTTCATGGGAACAATGGCAGAAAAGTAAAATTAGAGCTATTGAGGAATATAGAAAAAAAAATAAGTTATTAGTAGATTCTTATAGTAAGCCGATTCAGGAAGCAATAGACAGAGAAGTAAAAGGCAGCTTTAAAAGTGCAATAAAGAATACAGTAAATAAGGTTAAGAGGATGCTTGGAATATCAGTTCCTGATGATATATCTGAAACACAAAAAGTAAGAGATTATATTAAAGTAATAACAGGACAGAAGATTGAACCACCTCCAGAACAGTCATTTTTTGGTGTTAATGATAAGAAAGTTAATGCACTGCAGAAAGTAGTTGAGAATGATCTTAAGAAAGCACAGTATTCTGTATTAAGAAAAATGGATGATGTATATAGACAGACAATATATAAAAGTCAGGTTTATATGCAGAGTGGAGCAGTAACTCTTAATAAAGCTATTGATATGGCGACAAGAGATTTCTTAAGCAAAGGAATTAATAGTATTAAGTATTCTGATGGAAAGAATGTTAATATAGCAACTTATGCAGAGATGTGTTTAAGAACTGCAAATCATAGAGCCAAGCTTTTAGGAGAAGGTAGTAAAAGGGATGAATGGGGTATACATTTAGTAGTGGTATCTGCCCATGCGAATACATGTAAATTATGCGCAAAGTGGCAGGGTAAGATTCTTATAGATGATGTATTCAGTCATCCAAGCAGTGAATATATAAGCCAATATAAAGATAAGTATGAATTGTTAAGCACAGCAGTAAAGGATGGATTGATGCATGTTAATTGCAGGCATAACATTGTCACTTATTTTGAGGGAGTAACTTCAGTTCCAGTTATTCAAGATGAAGATGAAGCTGTTAATATGTATAGAGAGGAACAAAAACAGAGGGCGTTTGAAAGAGCAATAAGGAAACAGAAGAGGATTATTGAAGGAACTTGTGATGAAGTTCAATTACAACAGGAAGAAGTTAAGCTTAAAGCATTAGAAAAGAGTTTAAGGGAACATCTTAAGAAATATACTGAATTAAGAAGAAATTCAGAAAGGGAGAAGGTTAGAACATGAATGCTCCAAAACCAAAGGTAATGAAAGATATTAAAATTGAATATGATGGTCGAGTATATGAAAATGTAATTTCTCTAAACAGAGGTTATGATTATTCTAGTTTTCGTTATTTAGATGATAATGGCTCAGAAGTAAGTGTAT